TTCTTCCCGCGCGCGAGCTTCCGAAAGACCTTGGAATGATCCTTCATGGGAAAGTGTGTCCTGAACTCAGGATCATCAAAGAACCGCTCGAACTCCGAGTCTGCCCCAGACGGCTTGACGCGTGGGAAGCGACTGCTGCCCCCCCTGTTGTACGCCAGCACCGCCGCTGCTACCCCGCCGAGACCCAAGAAACCACCCGAGCCCACGGCGCCCGGCGTGTAAGTGATGCCGTACATGTACCTCAACCAGGCGCACGCCGCAGCCCCGAGGCCGGCGTCCCACAGCAACGTGAACGACATTGCGTACATGGACATGAACTCCGATAGCAGGAAGTGGCGCATGATGACCCAGTTGAACGTCATGTGGTAGACGACAGCCACATGGAACGGCAGCGCATGCGTCGCGAAGTGCATGTACAGCGTGGGCAAGTAGGCCCAGATCAGCCCCGTGCCGTGCTTGCTGATGAACCCAAACCACTCGATGAAGCATATGCACATGGTACACAGCAACCCGAGTGTGGGGCCTCGCCCCAAGAATGGTCTTAATCGCACGTGCTTGACCCATTCCTCCCACACTGGTGCCAGGAACAGGACCTGAACACTGCCGAAGCAGATCTGGTGCACCCAGTAGGCAAAAACTTCTGGTGCCTCGATTCCGTGCCAGCGACGGAAGACCTCCTCGTACCACAACAGCCAGGTCCTGTCACCCGTGGACAGACCCTTCCGAAACGCGTCGTAGTGTGCGGCCACCATCGTCTCAACCTGAGCCGCGCCGCGGCAGCCGTGATCCCTGATTGCCTCGCTGCTGTTCATGCTGTGCAGCACGCCCTCGCGCGCTTGCTCGTCGCGCTTCGTCTTGTACTCGCCGTTCAGCCCCTTATGCATGCAGTTCCTCGAGCCCACCCCGCCCATGAGCCAGAGTGATGTGAATTCTGACTCCGTGAACGATATGTGCGAGCAGTTAAGCCCGCGCACCTCGCCCTCTGTGCAATTGGCGTAGTATCTCGTCTGCCACGACGCCGACCCATCGGCGACCACACGTTCGCGGCGGCTGTCGAAGTGGTGTAGAAGGGAGCCCGATGCCCCATTCAAACCAAACCCGAAGCCGTCCTCGAACTTCACAGTGGACAGCACACGCACGGCGAGGCCAAACGCCTCAAACCCAAAATTGACGGCCGCCGAGACCGCGCACAGCACCAGGAGCCAAAAGAACACCCGCACGTACCATAGCGAGTCCTCCGTCGTCGCCGCCTCCCAGCAGTCCGACACGAAGCGCGGCATCCACCATGCCAGGCGCGTGTTGTTCATCTCCCTGGCGACACGCTCTGTTGTGTGCGCATCGCCGGCCACCGCGCGTGCGTAGGGCACCGCCCTGTTGTCGTGAACCGCACAGCACAGACGAATGATGTAGTCTATCTGCCGCCCACTCAGGCGCTCATTGAGCTTCAACTGGCCCATAATGTGCGACGAACTCGTCCGCGCGTTGGATTCGTTGGCGTAGTACCGCATCGACTCGCCCAAGACGGCGCTGGGCACGTATTCACGTGAGCCCTCGATGCAAACCTCGGATATGGTGCTGCCGCGGAACCACGTGAAGTAGGCCCTCTTGTACCGATACTGCGAGAACCGGTGGCGCACTGGCACGCTCTCATGTGTGCTAGCCTCGATCTTAAACAACACCCACGGGATCCCTGCGTTCTTCGACTCAGTGGCAGGCGCGCTCTTCTCCAGAACCACGGCCCGCATGCCGTTGGAGATGGGGACCGGATCGAACATCCAGTCGTTGGACGGGTACTCCACATCGTTGACGACAACGCGCTCGAGCTTCTTCCCGACCCTGTGGTATGGCAGCAACTCGTTTCGCG